CGGCATGGTAACGGGCGCAATCGGAGGTATTGTTATCGCCGTCGGCACGGTGATGCAACAGGTCGCAAAGATGGCGTCTGTGTTGCCTGGGATTGGCAGCGACATATCTGGAATGCTTGACGGGATAGCAGACTTCACACTGTTTGAGGGCGGTATCATCCATAGCGCCGGGCTAGATATGTGGGAGCGGGGCCTGGGCCGTATCGGCAACGCAGCAGATGAGATGTGGCGAAAGATGAATGACCCGGACGGCGCGGGCGGATTTCGCGACATGTTTCAGCGTATCGAAGATGCCGCAGAAGAGCGTGCGCGCAACACGGGCCGCGTGTTAGGCGAGGGGCTAGGGACAGGCTTAGAAGAAGCGTTAGAGCCTGCGGTAGAAAAAGCAATGAAGGTAGGCGAGTTCAGGCAAGGCAGCTTGCTGACGATGGCACTCGGGCCGCTGCCGGATGCTGTGTTCACGGGAGCACCGATGACAGAGCAAGGGCCGAAAGCGAGCCAAGTGGATATGACTAACGACTTGCTCGAACAGATACGCGATAACATTGGAAGCATGGAGCCTAGTTTCGCATGAGCATCGTAGTCAATGAGCTTTTCGATAAACTGCAAACACGCGAAGAGGGCGGCGCGGCAGTCAGTCTCACACGCGTGTTTCGCATTACCGGGCTTTCGCCGTCTACCTACATTGTGGATGCCTACAACGCTGTGGGCATACCCGCGCCGAACGAACCGATTCTAGGCGGGCAGTTGGTTTGCTTCCGTCGCGACTTGCGCGTGGTGGACAAAAACGCAAACGGCGTGATTGTCGATATGTTTGTTGAGTACCTGCGCAACAACGCGTTTATCTCGTTTGAGTTTTCATTTTCTGGTGGCACCAACCTGCAACAGGTAGAAACACAGCGCGACTTCTTTGGTAATCAGATTTTCGTGCAACATGTGTATCCTGCCGATGACCCGGAGTTTCCTAGCACGCTTGTTACGCAAGGCGGCGCGGTGGATGTGCAAATACCTATGTCCACGCTAGAGGTTACCGCGCAGATTCAGGCGTTGTACCCTGACTTGATTTCGCGCTCATTTACCGGCTGTGTCAACGCCTTTCCGTGGGCGGCGGGAGCGCCGGGCACTTGGTTGTGCAGCTCTGTATCATTTCAGCTGCGTGATGAAATTGCCTTTCCGCCTCGCTACGATATGACATTTCAATTTACGCACAACCTTCAAACATGGACGCCGTTGATTGTGTTTCAAGATGAGCGAACCGGCAAGCCGCCGGCAAACCTTGTGCCCGGCGTTGGCATTCGCACGGTAGACTGGTATCCGCCGGTAGACTTTAGCTTCTTCTTTCCGGTGGGGTATTAGGCGATGACTTTCCGTGTGCGCAAGGGAGAGCGCATTAGCGCGGACAAGATAAACCGCGCTACCGATGTGGGCAAGCGTATTGCATCTGGGCCGGGCATGAGTGTGCAGGCGCTTGGCGAGCAGGTGGGCGTGCGCAATACACGCCGCGAGGGCAAGGGTGTGCGCAAGCCTGCATTTGCCAAGGTGGTTAGTGTGCATGATGATTATGTGCTATGTAAGTTTTACAATCCTGTGTCGGATACAGAGGGTGATGAGGTGTTAGTGGCAAAACCGTTTGTATTGCGGCGCTCGCCTTTCGATGGGCAGACAATTACCTATGTCACCGGGCAGATTATTGAATACACATACGACGACGAAAGCAGCCCAGAGTATACACGCATGGCAGAGGATACGGTTACAGAAGAGGCTGAAGAGCAATTTCTGTTGCCATCATATTTTGTAGGCGAGGTGCTGCGCATCGTGCCCGGCAATACCGGCGTGACGGTGGGTGAAGGCGAGAGCGCGGTAGGTATCGGCTGGGAGGATATCAACACCGCCGGGCGCATGTGGGCGACTGAAGGTGAGTAGGCAGGCGTTTCAATCGGATGGCTTTCAATCCTTTCGCGCAAGCCCTATGCAGGCGCGTGGCTTTGGCGAGGTGCCCGACGGCTTCAACCTGTTCAAGGTAAACGCCACAACCGGCGCTGTAGTTTGGCGCCGTTTGATTGGTGAGCCTACACCGTTTGGCAGTGGTAAAAGTACGGAGCTTTTCTTGCGTGATGGCCGCTTGTGGTTTCTTGATAGGCGCGATGCAGCACTAACTGCTTGGACTACCGGCGATTGGCGGCCATCGAGATAAACAAGACAAACGGTAATGATATAAAGACTGTGACGCTACCGGGTTATATTCTGGATATTTACGATGATGTGTTTCTTGTTTACAAGCAAGATGCTAGGCTAGGCGGTATTGATGCGCTGCCTGACGAAACATTTATCGCTGAGGCGTATGACGATGACGCTGTAAAGATTGAAGAGTATGAGACGGTAGGCAACGGGACGTTGGCGAGTGGTGCGCGACTGTTCAAGCGGGGTGGTGATGTTGAAGTTTACATTTCGTCATTACGCGGCGTAGGCTCTAACGGCTCCGGCACTATCGCATGGCGATACAAACTAGACGGCACACTTCTTACAACTTACGAAAACGAAAACATGCCGCCGTTGTCAATGATAACGAATGCGGGCTCACTAACACCTACAGATGAACACCTTTATTTTCTAACATCAACAAAAGATTTTAGTAGCGATGGTATTGGAGGTATTAGGAGGCACCTAACACAATACGATATATTGACGGGTAGTTACATTTCTAATTACTTACCATCAAATGCAACACGGGCAACAGCACCGGGTGCAATATGGCCGTCTTCAATCTTGGCATCCAAGCCTGACGGCACGCTGCTGTTATGGGGTGAGCATAGAGAGAAGGCAGTAAGACCTATAACGGCGTGGATTGTTGGTGTGGTGATGGACAAGCTAACGCCGAAATACAGGCTTACAACATCTAAGCCAAGGGGCAATTCGATATCTTTTTTGCCGTTAGACTCAGAGCAAGAATCATTGCTGAGCACGCCTATGAGGCGCGCGCGCGGCGGATTTATTGAGGCTGAAGATTTCGTTGGTGTGTGCGGGCAATCTTTTGACACAACTAGCGTGCCT